ATCCAACGGTTAAACCCATCGCCCTAATGAAATACATCCTTAAACTTCTAGCGCCTCCAGGCAATCCCATCTGTCTCGATCCATTCGCCGGCTCAGGCAGTACTCTTGTCGCAGCCAAAGAGCTCGGCATATCATGCATTGGCATTGAGAAAGAAGAGGAATACATAAATATCGCTAAGGCACGTGTAGAAAATGCCGAATTTAAACCAGAACAAATGGAGATCTCCATATAATGTCTAGACCTGAAAAACCTATAGATTGGGATATCGTTGATGAGTTAATAATCCAACAAAATTCAGGAGCTCAAATTGCCTCTAGATTTAATTTATATCCTGATACTTTTTATGATAGAGTTAAATCAAAATGGGGAATTACATTTACCAATTATGCCGGCGTTAAATACAGTGAAGGAATAAGCCTTTTAAAATCTAAACAATGGGAAAAAGCCATGGAAGGTAATATCCAGATGCTTTTAAAGCTTGGCGAATTATATGCCGATCAGGCACAAGACATAGATTCAGATATCAAAATAACTATCATCGATGCCAGAAGTGATTGTTCCACATAAATTCCGTTGCCGCCAATATCAGGATGAAGCATGGTCAGCCATGCAAAGAGGTGTTAAGCGGCTTGTATGCTGTTGGCATCGGGGCTGCGGAAAAGACTTATTATTCCTTAATGCTCTCATCATTCAGATGATTGAGAAGCCAGGGGTTTACATTCATTGTTTCCCTAACTATTCTCAGGGAAAACGCGCTATATGGGATAGCTTGCATCAAAATGATGATGGCGAATCCATAGGTTACTTAGATCATTTCCCACAGTCTTTAATAGCTTCCAAAAACAGTTCTGAGATGCTCATAAAGCTAAAGAACGGATCTATTTATTGTGTTATGGGGTTAGATGGAAAAAATGCTCAAAGAGCACGGGGTATGAACCCTCGCTTTGTTATCCTTTCAGAATATGCTTTTATGGAGCCAGAAGCTTGGTTTACGATTGAACCTCGTATATCTCAAAATAGTGGCACGGCAGTCTTTTTAAGCACACCAAACGGTCAAAATCACTTTTATCAGCTATACAATTATGCTAAAGAAAATCCAGATAAATATTTCAGCAGCTTCTTAACTTTGAGTAACACTAAATGCCTGCCCGAATCTCATATTGAGGACTTGCGCCGCGAAGGCGTGCCAGAAGATTTCATCCAGCAAGAATACTTCTGTTCATTCACCCGCGGGGCAGAAGGGTCTTATTATGGAAAATATATTCAAAAAGCCCGTGATGAAGGCCGAATATGTGATTTACGCATTAATCCAGCCCTTCCTTGTTACACTTCCTGGGACATTGGAAAAGGAGATTCTACAGCCATTTGGATCTTTCAACCGCTAGAGAACGGGCAATATAATTTTATTCATTATTACGAAAATCATGGAACGGACCTAGCACATTACTGTAAATATTTAGATGAATGGAAAGCAGGCAAAGACATAATGTGGGGAAGGCATTACTTTCCTCATGATATGAAGCAAGAAGAGTTTATGACAGCAGACATAACCCGTTTAGAAAAAGCACGCTCTTTAGGATATTCGGGAGAAGTTTTGCCAAGAGGTAAGCTAGAAGATGGTATCAACAGTGTAAGATCTATGCTTCCTTTTTGCAATTTCGATAGGAATGCATGCGCAAGAGGTATAAAATGCTTGGATTTTTATCGAAAAAAATACAATGAAATGCTCAAAGTGTATTATGATGATCCTTGCCATGATCAATGGTCTCACGGCGCAGACTCTTTCAGATATGCCTGCGTAGGTTTACAGACATTTGGGACTACATTAAATCAGATGACGCCACAGAAAGTACAAGATTTAAGAAATCAAGCAGGATTTGGCAGTCGAACTATTCATATGCCAAACCCACAGCATCGTAATATTCAAAATCCAAACATTTCTAGACCTTTTGGAAGATGAAAGAAAAGATCGACAAATTCATTGAATATTTAACCACAATCACCAAAGAAGAATCCGACCATATCGAAGCTATCTTAAAATGGGATAGCGAAACGAGAGTAGCTTTTATGGTTGCTAAACGGATCTTTGAGGAAAAAGATGAAAATTGAAGAGCTTATCAAGGAATTGAAAAGAATCCTAAAAAATCAACAGTTGCGCATTGAAAAAGAAGAAATGTGCGGAGACTTGCACGACGATCACATAGAAGCCGACCAACTTCTTTTGAAATATATAGACAATGCAGAAGTTACCCAAATATTCGACTCAATAGAAAAATGGTATGCATGATGGGAAAAATGCTTTGTGAATGTGGATACATTCATTCTGATACATGTGGTTATGATGGTGATTTGTTTAAGTATGAAGAATGGGATGTGAGTGATGAAAAATCGAGGGATGCTTTAGATCCTATTAGTGTTTTAGAGTGTCCCGAATGTGGGAATTTAATGATTGATAACCCTGAAAATAGAATGCAAATGATTACATACAGGCCTGACAATAGGAAATACAATAAAATCTTACATGAAAAATGGTATGCATGATAGATGAAAAAAACTGGTTAAATCATATAAAATCCGTAATTATTAAAGATATGAAAATTTCAATAGAGGTATTAGGACATGAAAACCTTGAAGAACACGTATTTAGATTTACGATACGACATCTTGAAAATGGAATAGAATTTCTTAAAAAAGAACGAATGGATAAAAAATCATGAAAATTGAACTGATTAACCGAAATGGTGTAGTAGAGGTTTTTGAATCAATAGAAAAATGGTATGCATGATGGAAATGATTGAGATAGGACCTTTTAAAGAGATGAAATTTATCCCCATTCCTGACCTTGAATACAATGAACAAGGAGAAGTGATATTTATGACGGAGCCATATAACAATAAAGAATTTATGGACTGGGCTTTTGACAAGCAAGAGGTAAGTCTTGGCTTGGATGGATACCACAAGATTTTGGACAAGCTTTATGTTTGCTATCTATACATAGGAAAAATAGACGAGCGATTGAAAATGATAAGAGAGTTGGATGAAGTTCAAATTGAACTGACTAAGGAAGAGATAAATTACCTTTTATACCTATGCCAAACCGCGAAAGTAGCTGCGGAAAGAGTGATTGATGAAACCTCTCACAATTGCTTGAGGAATATATTGAAAAATATTGAATCAGTTATAAATAAATTGAGCGAGAAAAAGTGCTAATTTTCATGATGTTCAACCTGTTCTTGATATGCCTTACGATAGCCTCATGCCTTATATGTATGCTAGAAGGCGAAATCCATCCAGGTATATTTGTAGGAACATGTATAGCTTGTGGACTATATTACAGGGCATGCGAAAAGTAACATAAGTAGAGTTATCAGACCAAACTAATAAATTGAGTTTTCAACATTACGTCAACAAGAAAATGCCAGCTTTATTGAAAACACAATTATCTGTAGAAATTTATGAAATATTCAAACAAATGAACATTTCTCAGAATGAATTTGCAAAGTTATTAGGAATTAGACAACCTAAAGTGTCCAGACTTTTTGGAGGACATTTGAAGGAATTTTCATTAGAAAAATTGATTGAATTTTTGCAGCTCTTAGATAGGTATGTAGAATTAAAAATAACGAAGGATCGTGTCAATGCAAAAAGATGATTGGATAAAAATTGTTGATGCTGCTCCACATCACATGCAAATAATAAAAGTTTTTATCGATAATCCCTATTTTGGATCTGGTGAAAGAGAAGGTAATGCGGTGTTTTTAGCTTTCGATGATAACTTTTATGATTCTGAGGAGCAAATACAATTGCATTATGTCACAAAATGGAAGCCTGCCAATGAAACAATAAAAAATCACGTTTATAATACATTTGGATGAGTTTTCAACATTACGTCAAGGAGAATAATGTCTGGTGGGTCGGATGGACAAGACGCCTGCGTAAGGAAGAGTGGGTTCGATTCCCACACCAGACCAAACTTTTTTGTTTTAAACAGGAATTATGTCAATGAAATTCGAATATCAAATTAAGTCCAAGTGCTGTGGTTGTGATTGTGAAAAAAATACAAGAGAGCTGAAGGGATTAGATCCAAAACGACGCGAAAGGATTAATTTTATTTGCAACACTTGTGATAGAAAGCCAGAAGCGATTACAAAAATATTGAAATTCAACAATAGATATCTCAAAGAAACTCATTCAGTTTTTGGTTTTCCATTAGACAATCATCCACCTATTAAAATAATTATTTTTTAGAATTTTAAACATTGTGTCAAGAGGGAAAATGACTAAAATTCGTGAAGTTACAGGAAAAGAAATGTGCCAGCTTGTTTCAGAACATTGGGCTTCTTTGGGTATAGATAAAACTTGGGAAGAAATATGGAATTACTCTCCGAAAGGGGAGCTTTTTATGGTTTTCATGTGGTATGAAGAAGCTAAAAAATGGAAAGACAAAGAGGAAAAATGACGGAAAAAGAAAACTTCTACTTTCAAGGGAAATATTTTGAAACATCGAATGAATTGTTTGAATATGCCAACGATTGGCAAAATAAAACCCTTAATCAAGCAACGGCAGAAAGATTTTTCAAAAGATTCTCACAAGATTGTATAATGAATATTTTTTTTGTTGGAATAGAACTGACAAACATAGAATTTTCAGAAATAATAGAGAGACTTTTTCAAGAATTTATAACTATGACCAGGAAACCTAAAACTTAAATGAAAATCAAAAGAGGAAAAGAGAAAATGAATTCAGCTTACGAAGTAGAATATTCTGAAGATCAAAACGAAATATGCATAATTCCAAAGAAATTTATCCCTTTCGATGATTTCGTGGCTTTAACGAAAATGTATAGTGAAATGGGATATAAATATTGGCTTCCTACTGATAATCGCAGAGGATATAGGTTTAGAAGGAATAAAGAGGAAGAGGAAAAATGAAATGTATTGCAACTACTGCGATCCAAAATTCTTTGTAATCTATGGTTTTTGTAGAAATTGCCGTCGCAGATGCGAACCACCTGTATTTGATCCTATAGGATCTATAAGCCTAGAGGATTGGTTAAAGATGCGAAGAAATTGGAATATGGAAAGAGCTGATTTAATGTTAGATGCTATTAGAAGAACAGACCAAGAGGAAAAATAAATTCTATTTACACGCCGGAACTTGCAATAATTAAAATTTTATTATAACATAAGCCTTGTCAACTTAAGACAAGGCATGTTATGCTTAATGGCGCTCTCGAACGATCTCAAGTAGTTCCTAATGTATATCAAGGTTTTTACAAAGACGGTGATAGAGACATCGTTAATGAAGCCGACCAAAGATATCAGCAAAACCTTTCAGCCTGGCAGCTTTTTTTCTACGAACAGTTAATTGATAGAAAAGTTTATTTAGGTGATCAACGTTATCTAAATCTATATAACGGGCTTAGCTATGACCATCAAAAATGGATTTTTAACGTTGCTATGCCTGTAGTTAATATGGTGTGTGGTCGTCAACGACAACATCGTAAAGCTACTCAAATTCTACCTGTGCATGGTTCAAGCAATCAAACCGCCTCCCAAGCCACTAAAATAATACAGTCGGCTTATTATTTTGATGATACTTACAATACAATTTCTAATTGTTTTAAAGAAGCTGCAGGTTTAACCGGCCTTTCGCTTATGCATTCTTGGATCGACTATAGACGTGATCCTATCTGTGGCGATTTACGTACAGAATGTTTAAGCGCTGACATGATCATGATGGATGCTTTCTGGAGAGAAATGGATCTTTCAGATTGTCAATCTATCAGAACAAGAAAATATCTTCACAAAGATCAAGTTAAACAGCTCATACCAGAACGAGCGAATGACATAGATCTTCTAAATGACCAAGCTTATTTTGATACGAAATTTACGTTTATGCCTCAACAATACAACATCAGGCGTAAAGGATTTCTTGCATATGATGAATATTGGTATCAAACCGAAAGAATGGGGACATTTATTGTAGACCCTGAAACCTATGAATCGTTGGAAGTGGATTTCAATAATGAAGAAATGAAATTCATGAAATCCCAGTTTCCGGATGTGGTTATTGTAAAAGAAAAGGTTCCGACCGTACATCTTGCCATCATTATAAATAATGTATGCTTTTACAACGGTCCAAATCCTCTCGGAATTGATTGTTATCCATATACTCCTTTTGTTGGATATCACGATTTAGCAAATAATAACTATGCATTTAGGTATCAAGGCATTATAAGAAATATTAGAGATCCTCAATATTTATATAACTATCGCAAGCAATTGGAATTAGATCTGCTTGCTGCACAATTTTCGGGAGTGGATGTTGAAGAAGATGCGCTCGTTGATGATGGTGACGTATATAAAGTGGGACCTGGGAAAGCCAGATTCTTTAAAAAAGGCCGACTTGGTGCTGTTAGAGATATTCCAGGAGCAAATATTGATCCTGCAAATTATCAGGCAACGCAGTTTCTCAAAGAAGACATCCAATCTAATGCCGGTGTTACGCCCGAACTTTTGGGACAGGCGGAAGATAGTGACGTGGGAATCACGGAGCAGCTTAGGCAAGGCGCTGCGCTCACGACATTGCAGGAGCTTTTTGATAACCTTGATCTTTCCCAAAGAAACGCTGGGCGTCTGCATTGGGCGCTTATTCAGAAGAATTATACGCTTGGGAAAGTCCGAAAAATGATTGAAGAAGAACCTACAAATGAATTT